TTTTGCGAGAAAAGCAGACGTTGCGGCGAATCATCGCGTTTGCGCAGAGTTTTGGCCGGCGCTGTTACGAGGAACAGGACAACGTGAAGGCGCTGCTGGAGGAGTTTTTGGCGGGCGCGGTCGAGATCGGGAGCACCACGGGCGACGCCGATGCGCTGCGCCGGGTGACGCCGGGCGAAGTCGCCGAGCGGCTGGGTGTGCTGGAGCAGCGCTACAACCAGCGCGGGCGGCTGGGCGGGCTGGCGTCGGGGATTGCCGATTTGGACCGCACGATCGACGGTTTCAAAGGGAAGCATGTCTATGTCTTCGCGGGCCGGCCGGCGATGGGGAAGAGTGCGTTCGGTGTGGAGTGTGCGGAGCATATTTGCATCGGTGCGGCAGAGCGGGTGCCGGTGGCGATTTTCTCGCTGGAAATGCCGCGGGAGCAGCTCATCGACCGGATCCTGCTAAAGCGCGCGGAGATCGAGCTGGGGCGGCTGCGCGACGGCTTCATGAGCGAAGCGGATTTTCCGCGGCTGACCAAAAGCGCGCAGGAAATCATCGGCGGCCATCTTTACATCGACGAAACGCCAGGGCTGACCATCGCGCAGTTTCGTTCGCGCGCGCGCCGGGCGGTGCTGAAGCATGGGGTGAAGCTCATCGTGATCGACTACGTGCAGATCATGAAGGGAAGCAGTCGGCGCGGGCAGGACAATCGGGCGCTCGAGTTGCAGGAGATCATGCAGGGGATCCGCGAGACGGCGAAGACGCTGGATGTGCCGGTGATCGTGCTCGCGCAGATCAATCGCACGGCGGAAGAGCGCAGCCAGGCGCGTCCGACACTGGCCGACCTGAAAGAGAGCGGCGCGATCGAGGAAGAGGCCAATGTGGTGGGCATCCTTTACCGACCGGGCTACTACGCAAAGACCGACGAGCAGAAAAAAAAGCTCGCAGAGAAGCACAAGATCACCATCGACGAACGTGGGGCGTGGGAAGCCGAGCTGGAGCGGCTGGCGGAGCTGGACATCGCAAAACATCGCAACGGCGGGGTGGGGACTATCAAGCTGCGCTTCGACGGGAAATTCACTCGCTTTACCGGCGTGACCACCAAGGTGTGGAGCAATGCCGAGGAAGAAAGGCAGGACCTGGCATGAGCAGCAAACGCCGCCTGCGCCGCAAAGCCTGCCAAGGCAAAATCCGCCACGCGACCGAGGGGGTGGCCTGGTGCGCGGTGCGCAAACTCGGGGCGCCCGGGATGCACGCCTACCGCTGCCCGCACTGCGGAGCGTGGCACGTGGGGCACCGCCGCGGGGCCGGTGGACTGATTTCCAAATCTAACCTCGCCCTGCTCGCATGAACCCCACCGCTCTTTCCCCGGATCAACTACTCGCCGCGTCCATCGCGGAAAAGGAACGTGCCAGCGCCGAGGCCGTCGCAGCGCGTGCCGCGCAGGGCGCGCGCGTGAGCGAGGCCAGCCGGCTGGCTTTGCGTGCCGTCTATGAAGCGGCGGCGGCGGGCAATGTGCGGTGCCGCGAGGCCGTCGCGGAGATCGAGCGGCTGCTGCCGCCGGCGGTGCAGACGCCGGCACCGAGTCTTTCGCCCCCAGCAACTCAACCCAAACCCAAACACACCATGAAACCAAAACCACGCCGCGCTTTTCGTGCGTGCTTCACTTCTATCGCCACCCCGGCTTTCGCGCTCAATCTCGCGGGCCTCATCGACTTCGCGCCATGAACGCGCAGCCCGAACCCAAGCGGATCCTCGTGCTCTATCACGCGCACTGTGCCGATGGCTTTGCCGCGGCGGTGGTGGCGCACCAGGTCTTTGGCGAGCGCGCGGAATATCTCGCGTGCCGCTACGACGAGCCGCCGCCAGACATTCTGAACGGGGTGCGGCACGTCTATGTGCTCGATTTCAGTTTCCCGCGCGAAGTGCTGCTGGCGTGGCACCCGCATCTGGACCACCTCGCGGTGCTGGATCATCACCAGACGGCGGAGGCGGCACTGGCTGGGCTGCCCTTTGTGCGCTTTGAAAAAGACAAGTCGGGGGCGGTGATGGCGTGGGAGTATTTCCGCGAGGATGCGCCGGAAGTGATTTTTGGCGAACCGCCGCCGCTGCTGCGCTACGTGCAGGATCGGGACTTGTGGCAGTGGGAGCTGGAGGAGAGCCGGGAAGTGTCGGCCGCGCTGCGCCTGCGCCGCTTTGATTTCGAGGAGTGGGGCGAGATGCTGTGGCAGGGGGAGACGGCGATCCGCGAACTGCGGAGCGAGGGGCGGCTGGTGCTCCGATATCAAACCGCGCTGGTGGAGAGCATCGCAAACAAAAGGCGGATGGAGTTGTGGGCCGCGGAAGATGGCGCCGCGACTGGGATCCCGGTGGTGAACACGGCGATCCTGCAAAGCGAAGTGTGCCACCGGCTGCTCGAGCTGGTGCCAGAAGCGCCGTGGGCCGCCGCCTACTTCCAGGAAGAGCCAACCGGGAATCCCGGGGCTTTGCAGTGCGTGTGGAGTCTCCGCTCTCGCGGCGCGGTGGACGTGAGCGCGATCGCCAAGCGCCGCGGCGGCGGCGGGCACCACAACGCGGCGGGATACACCGTGCTGCTCTGAGCCATGCCCGCCAATCCTTGCTCCCGCTGCCACGTCCGCCCTCGCCGAGCGCCAAAACAGCGCTGGTGTGCGGCGTGTCATGCGGAGGCGGTTCGTGCTCGTTCCACGCGTTCTATGTGGAGCGAAGGTGAGCGAGCTCATCGCCGCCCTCAAAGACGAAGACGAACGCCGCCATCGCAAGCGGAGACTGCACGCGTGAAGGCACTGCTTTTCCTCCACGTCTGCTATCTGCGCTGGCGCAATGCGCGCCTCCGCCGCAGCCTCACGCGCCAGCGGGTGCAGCTCGCTTTCCTGGAATGCGGGAGGGCGGTGCGGCGATGAGCGAAACGCTGACCATGCCAGAGGCCGTTTCGCCGGAGCGCTGGTTTTCCAAGCTCGGCTTCGTGCCATCGGCGAATCCGGGCTGGCCTTTGCCGGATGCGGAGCGGCTGATGGCGGCCGTGCGGGAGACGCCTGAGGAGCTGGCGGAGTTCCTTCGACAGCGCGAGGAGCGCATCCAGCGCGCGGAGAAAGACCAGCTGCGCTATGGCTACGAGCCTGACATCTGGCATGTCGTGGACGATTTGCTGTGCGCGGGGAAAACGGTGACCTTGATCGACCCGATCGCGGGCGTGCCGCGCGAGATCGTGGCGGGGAGCGAGGTGTATATCAGCGGGGCGAACCGCAGCAGCAAAAGCCAGTATGCTGCGCGAACGATCGTGAAGGCGTGCGTGGACAAGCGAAAGGTGCGCGCGTGGTGCTTTCACGCGACGGGGCCGCGCTCGCTCGCGCAGCAACAGCCGCGCGTGTGGCAATACATCCCGCCGGCGTGGAAGGCGATTCGCAAGCATCCCATCGCCTATTTGCGCTACAAACCGGCCACCGGATTCAGCGGCGAGCCGCCGACATTCATCGGGCCGAACGCTTCGCAGTGCTGGTTTATGAACTACGCGATGGATGTGGGCGGTTTGGAAGGCGACGAAATCGACATCGCCTGGATGACCGAGCTGGTGCCGTTTCAATTCATCGAGGCGGTGCGCTTTCGTCTCGCGCAGCGGGCGGGGCGGCTCATCCTCGACTTCACGCCGGCTGGCGGCTACACGCCGACCGTCGGCCAGCTCATCGAGAACGCGCAGGATGTGGTGCGGGTGAAGGCGGAGCTTTTGCCGAAGCCGGAAACCAAGCTCGGCTGTGAGACGGTGCCGCGGGTGCAGCGGGCCGACCCGAACCGCAACCCGCAGCTTTCGATCGTGTATTTCCATCTCGCGGACAATCCGTTTGCCAACGCGGAGGAGGTCATCAAAAAAGCGCGTGCGGGCGGGCGAAAAAAAATCCTCGAGCGCGTCTATGGCGTGGCGGAAAAGCTCGCTGGCAACCTTTTCCCGACGTTCAAACGGGCGGCGCACGTCATCACCGAAGCGCAATGGCGGACGCTGAAAGCCGCGGGCGACGGCACGCGGAAGCATTACGTGGATCCGTGCAGCGGGCGGAATTGGGCGATGCTGTGGGCGGAGGCGTTACCCGACGAGCACACGCTGGTGGTGTATCGCGAGTGGCCGTGCCCCGGCGTGCCGATCCGCGGGCTGGGGGATCCGGGCTGGTGGGCGGAATTTGACGCGAACAAACCCGACGGCAAACGCGGGGACGCGCAGCAGCCGTGGGGCTTTTCACTAGAGCGCTACTTCGATGAAATCCTTCACGCGGAAGGCTGGAGCGACGAAGAAATCGAGCGAGCGAAAGCGATTCGGAATTGCGAAGTGCTGCCACACCGCCCGCTGCGAGACGGAAAAAAACCCGCGCCCGTAGAATCGATTTGGGAGCGGGACATCGACTCACGTTTTGGCGCCGCGCCGACGGTGACGAAAAGCGAGAGCACCACGCTCATCGACAGCATGGGCGAGCTAGGGATGCACTTCGAGCCGGCGCCGGGGGAGCATCAACGCGAAGGCATCGATGCGCTCCACGACCTGCTTTATTTCGACGACCAGCGCGCGATCGACCCACTGAACCGCCCGCGCCTGCTCGTGCATGAGTGCTGCCAGAACACGATCATGACGCTGGAAAACTACACCGGGGCCGATGGCGCGCACGGGGCGATGAAGGATTTCTTCGACCTACTGCGCTACATGGCGCTCGCGCCGCCGGAATACTACCCGGCAGAACAACTGCAAACCCGCGGAGGAGGGAGCTACTGATGTCCGCCGACGACGTATTGACCTGGGTTTCCCGACAAGTCGGGCGCGAGCTGTGGCTCATGCCGCTGGCGTTGCTCACGCCCGACTGCGAGGCGGCCGTCCGCAAGACGACGGACGGCCAGCGACTGAACACGTGGGAGCGGGCCGCCCTGACCGCCGTGTGCAGACATCCGCACTTTCACCGCATCTCCCCATGACGCCCGCCGCCGACCCTACCGCCGACCTGCCCCGCATGCTCCGGCGCGGCGACGCGCTCGCCCTGCTCGCGCGCCTCGGCGTGAGCGCCAAGGAATTCGAGAAGCTCCGCGCCGCCAACATCATCACGCGGATCGAGCTTCACGCCGGCGGGCGGGGCTACTACGCGACCGCCCAGATTCGAGAAAAAATCATCGCCCCGCTGCTCGCAGCCGAGGGTGCCACCACAAACCAAAAACACACCACATGACCAACACACCAAACATCCACGCCCTCGCCGACACGCCCGACCTCGCGGCGATGAAGGGCGAACTCAACGGCGCCATCACCGCCGCCTTCGACTACTACGACCGTATGGAGCGCGCGCTCGACACCCGCGAAGCGTGGTGGGCGGGCCAGACTGCCGACGGCCGCAAACACGGCGACGAATCCACGCCGCCTTTCCCGTGGGAAGGCGCGGCGGACTGCCGCGTGCGCCTCGCCGACCTCGTGTGTGGCGAGCGCGTGGACTTGCTGCTGCTCACCCTCGCGCGCATGACCGTGCAAGTGGTGCCGACGCAGGCGCGCGATGCCGATTTCGGGCAGCGCATGGCCGGTCTGCTGCGCTGGTATCTGCACAATGAAATGGCCGACGAGGCCGACGGCGAGATCGAGCTGCTCGCCAACTACCAGGAAACTTACGGCAGCGCCGTGCTCGCCGTCGGCTGGTGGCAGCAACTTGGCTTCGAGCAAAAGACCGTGACCCTCGACGACGTAGCCAAGGCCGCACTGAGCAGCGGCGGTCCGCAGATGCTGGCACAAGTCGGCGCGATGCTCTTCGAGCCGATGCACGAGGAAAAAATGATCGAGTTGATCACCACGCTCACGCCGCTGATGTCGCGAAGTGACGCGCGGCGGGTGCTCGACGACCTGCGGACGAAGGCGGAGGGAGTGCTGACCGTGCCGACGGTGCAAGCGAGCCGCCCGTGTCTCACCGCGCTCGCGTGTATGCAGGATGTGATCTTCCCGGTGAATACCTGGCGGCTGCAAAAGGCCCGCTTTATCGGTCAGCGCGAATTCCTGACCGAGCCGGAACTGCTGGAAAAGGCGGAAGGCCGCGAACGGTGGGATGAGGATTTCGTGAAAGCCGCGCTCGAGAAGAAGGGCGAGACCTTCAACACCAGTCTCGCAGCGATGGGGCTGTGGGAGCGCCAGCGCGAACTCGGCGGAGCGTGGAGCACGCGCGCCGACGAAGCCGAGGATTTGATCGAGGTGTGGCACTTCTTCCACGTCGTCACTCACCGCGGCCACCCGACGCTCTACCGCACGGTGCTGCACCCCGGCTGCCCGGACTACTACGGCGCGCACGAAGCCTTTGACGATGCGCGCGGCGAATACCCGCACGTCGAATTTGTCCGCGAGCGCCGGGCGCGCAGCATCCTCGCCAGCCGCGGATGGCCGGAACTGCTCGACACCGACCAGGGCGAGGTGAAAGTGCAGCGCGATGCGCGGATCGACCGCGCGAGCATGAACACGCTCCCGCCGATCCTGGAGAAGCTGCGTGTCGGCCAGCAGCAGCGCGCCTTTGGCCCCGGCGTGAGCATCCCGGTGAAAGCCAAGGATGATGTGAGCGTGATGAACATGGGCGCGCCCGACCCGACCAGCATCGAGGTGGAGCGCACGGTGCTGCGCAGCGTGAACGAACTCGTGGGCCGGCCGGGTGAGGGCGTCGATCCGTCGCTCATCCAAGGCAAGGCGCAGGCCGCCGTCGCGCGCTGGCTAAAACGCTGGCAAATCGCCGGCACAAAGATCCTCCAGCTCGCGCAGCGTTACACGCCGCCGATGGTCATCGGGCAGGTGACCGGCTACATCCCGAAACCGTTCGAGATTTCGCGCGAAGCGATCAAAGGCGGCTTCCGGCTCATGCTCCATTTCGATGCGCGCTTCGCGAATGCGGATTTCGTTTTCGGATTCATGGAGCGGCTGGAAAAATACGTGATCCCGCTCGACACCAACGCCGTCGTGAACCGCGATGCGGTCATCCGCTGGCTGTTCGCCAGCATCGATCCGACCCTCGCCGACGTGTGCGTCCGCGACAGCGAAAGCGCGCAGCAGAGCGAGATCGAGGACGAACTGCACAACATCGCGCTGATGGTCGCGGGCGTGCCGCCGCCGATGAAACTGAAAGGGCAAAACCACGCCGCGCGGTTGCAAGTGCTGCAAAAAGCCTTCCAGGGCAACCAGCCCTTCTACGCGCAGATGCTCCAAGCCCTGCCGGGCTTCGCGCAAATCGTCGATCAGCGCGTCGCTTTCCTCGAGCAGCAAGTGAAGCAGGGGCAGAATCGCACCATCGGCATCTACGGCACCAACCCCAGCGGGAGCTCGCCGGGCATGGCGGGCGCCGCGGGCATGGGCGCGTTTCCACCGGCAGGAGGTGCGGCGTGAGCTGGCAACTCGCCTTCGCGCTGCTGGGGGGCTTCCTGGCCCTCATCCTCGGCTTCGTGCTCGGCTGCGTCCGCCGGGCCCGCACCGAGCCGACGGCAAAGCTGCCTCCGCTGAACGACCGCGCCATGCGCGCGGCCCTGCTCGTGGACGATACCGAGCCGTGGTGGCGCGCCGTGATGCAATGCCTCGACGTGCAGCGCGACGCCGCCGTGCAGGAACTCGCCGACGTGAACAAACAACAGCCGGCCCTGATGCACTTCTACGCCGGCAGCGTGGCGCAGGGCGACCAGCTCCGCGCCTTTCTCCACGAACAGCGCGAACTCGCGCGAACGAATCTCGACGATGAAGACTGAGCCGAGTCCAAACATCCGCACCACAGTGCTACTCTGCGCGATCGTGCGCGACCATCCCACCCGGCAATGGCAGCAAGGCTGGGAGGCTTTCCGCCAGATGCCGTGCTGCGCAGGGCGCGCCGTAAGCTACGACGAAACCGAGCCGGCGCGCGCGCGATCGACCCTGACCACCCAGACGTTGAGCGTCACGCTGCCCGGCGGGCGTCCGCCCGAATGGCTGCTGTGGGTGGACGGCGACATGGCGTGGGCGCGGGCTTCCTGCTCGTGCGCCGCAGTGTCTTCGTCGCGCTGTCGCTCGGCGCGGCCACCCTCATCGACACCGGGGCGGAAAAGCCGTGGTGGCTGTTTTGGCCGGCGGGCGCGGTGCCGCGCGGGGCTGGCACCGAATACCTGAGCGAAGACTACGGCTTTTGCCACTTGGCGCGGCGGGCGGGTTTCCGCGTGTGGCTGGATCGCCAGTGCCGCGTGCCGCACGTGGGGCAGATGGTTTTCCAGGCGTGAATATCTACGGCCTCACTCTCGGCACCGGCCCCTGGGAGCCC